GTTGGAAAAGGCGCGCGAGCCCGAACGCTCCTGGGCGATCCTTGCCGTCTATGCGGGGTTGCGGTGTGGCGAGATTGCGCGCGTGTCGGGGCGCGATCTTGTGCCATCGGGCGATGGGTGGGTGTTGCGGATTCCCGAAGGGAAGGGATCGAAGCCGGGCAGCGTGCCAGCGCATCCTGTCGTTGTCGAACTGCTGCGCGAAAAGGATCGGGACCGCATTTGGCCGACGATGACGGCGCAGAAGGTCAGCCAACGCGCAAACGCCGAGTTCCGCCGATTGGGTGCGCGTTGTCGGATGCACGAGCTACGTCACGCGTTTGCGACAGAGCTGTACCGAAAGACGCGCGACGTGTTGACCGTGCAGCACGCGTTACGGCACGAGCAGCTGGAGACGACTGCGCGCTATATCGCGTTCGATGACGCGGCGGTGTCCTCAGCCGTTAGTGCGCTTGCCTTCGGCGCGTAGCGGATCGACACGAAGGTATCCGAGTGCGAAGACGATGACGACGGTGATGGCGCCCTGCAGGATCACGTCGGGCTGGTAGCCGACGGCTGCGAGGATTGCGCAGACGATTGTGGCGAGGGCGGCGCCGATGCTCGAGGCGGCGACCTTGGGGCTGATGCTGTTCATGGGTTGTTTCCTTAGACGTAGGTAGCGACGACGGTGATGACGCCGGCGATCGACGCGGCGAGTGCGGCGGACCCGACGACGAGCTTGGCGACGCTGCCCTTGCCCTGGTCCATGCCGCTTCGGTGAGCTTCGGCAGACTCGAGGGCGCGCAGTCGCCCGTTGAGGTCAGCGCGGTAGCCTTCCACGGATTCGCGCAGATCGCGCAACATTGTGTAAATGCGGTCGGTGTCTTCCGGCGGCACGGCTACAGCTCCGCGTCAGCGGCAATGTGAATACAGGCGTTTCTGTTGATGGTCGACGCTGCGCTGTTGAACGCAAGCAGACCGCGTGTTCCTCCATTGACAAGTTGGGCAGCGACATTGACCCCGCCTTCGTCATACCATCCAGTCTGCCCAGCGGTGCTGGGGTTGTATGAACTTGCGTTCGGAGCAACGCGCATTTCCACGGGAAAAAACCACGTCACCATGTATGTCTGAATCAAGCTTGCATACGCTCTTGATGCAAAGATTGCTCCCTGCTGGCCGGCGCCAGCTGCGGGCGCTGTTGTCAGGTTAAATGTCTTGCAGTAGTACCGCTGGCATTTTGCGATGGTCTGCTGGATCGGTTCGCGCTCGAGGGCGGTGGCGGTGGTGTTCTGCTCGAGCTGTACGCCCCAGATTTGGAACGTGCCGGTTTGTGATCCGAACTCGAAGTGAATCTCGAGGTATGAGTCCTCGTTGGTGCCGATGTTTTTGCCGGTTAGTGCCGGGACGGTGAAGGTGAAGGATTTGCGGACCATCGCTGTGGTCGTGGTGACGCTGCCGATCGTGGTGGTGACTGCGGCGCTGGGCGAGCCTCCGGTGCCGAAGTTCTGGACGGCCTTTGCCGTGATCGTTTTGGGCGCGACGGTTGAGAGGCACCAGAAGCTGAGCGTTACCGTTTCGCCGGCAAAGGTGCGGACGTCTTCGATGCGCTGTCCGAACCGCTGCGACGTCGAGGTGCCAGCGTTCGTTAGCGTGATGTTTGGAACCAGGCGTGGTTGCATTCCGCCGATCGTGACGCCGGCGCCGTAGCCGGATGGGCCGACCGTGCGCGTGCCGCCGGCGCCGTCATAGTCGAGGCGCCAGCGATCGGCGGTGTAGGAACCCGTGGCAAGCGTGCCCAGTGACTGACCACGCTGCCAGATGTCGAAAGTGCCGTTGATGATGCGGTTTCGGTTCGGGAGGTTGTCGACGTAGCCGGCAAACGTGGAAGCTGTGCTCGGGTAGTCGGTGACGGCATCGGTGGGGTCCGGGTAGGGGTAACTGCCCTTTGTGGTGTAACTGGTCATTTCTCAGATTCCTACGGTCTCGAAGTCGGCAAGGGTGAGGGCGTCGTCCCAGATCAAATCCGGGTTGATGGTGTTCCACTTGTACGTGCTGGGCAGCTTGTACCAGGCGATCGACAGGCCAACGTCGGCGGGATCGGCGAGGTAGAACGTGGTGCGCATTTTGCCGCTGCTGATGCGGTGCTCCCAGCCCTGTACGACGCCGGTGTAGGACGCGGTCGGTGATCCGGCGGGTAGGTCGTTGATGGTGAGGGTTCCGCCGATGCGCGTGAATAACAGCTCGGGCCCGATATAGCTCTGGATGATTGACACGTCGCTGATTGCCCAGCGTGGTCGTCGGTTCCGGCTGATGATTTCGTCGGCGAGATCGGTGGCGTTGGTGCTGTTGTTGATGCTGGTGCCGACGGTGCGGGTGCGCTTTCCGTAGAGCGTCTGCGAGGTGATGTTTGACCGGTTGATCGTGCCGGTGTCGTAAGTGACGGCGACGGTGTTGATGATCTGCCCTGACTGTTGGAACGTCGGCGCGAACTCGACCAGGCTCGAGCTCCACGTGTGGTCGTAGACGCTGGCACAGTCGTTGGTGTAGTACGCGATTCGTCCCGTCGGGCTGGGCGTGTAGTCGGGGTTGTCGTAGATGACGCCGCCGACCTGGTCGACGGTTCCTTGGAGGGCGCTGGTCGCGCTCTCGGTCTGCGGTGCGGCGGCTGACAGCGTGTAGGCGCCCTCGTCGGTTCCGGTTTCGTTGATGAACGCAAACGATGCGTCCTGGGCTAGGCATTCGTCCGCGATCTGCTTGCAGCGCAGGGCGACGGTTGTGGACGTGTAACCGGCGGTGTTGACGTCGAGAAGTCCGAGGCGGCTGGATGGTCCTGCGGCGATGATGTCGCAGCGGGCGCCGCTGGTCGGGGTGGCGACAGTCAGGCGGACGTCGGTCACGTAGCCGCCAAACAGCTGGTAGGCGTTTCCTGAGATGGTCAGGGTTTTGCCGACGAGTGCGGTATAGCTTGATGCGACGACGTCGTAGAACGTGATGCGGCAGCTGCTGGGGGCGTACGTTGTCTGTAGGTCTTTGCGGCCGATCGTGATCGTGACGTCGTGGGCGATGGTGTTGAGGTCGACCGTGGTGCCGCCGATTTTGACGCCGGTGATCATTAGATGGCGTACCTGGTGTCGTACTGGGCGAGGATGCTACGGATTTCGCGCGCGGTGCTGTCCGCGTCGATCGGACCGTTGATCGTCACGTTGATCGTCTGCGAGGACGACGCAAATCCCTTGCTAAACGATTGTCCGCTGATCGTGCCGCCGCCGAGCCATCCCGGCAGGCTGATGCTCGGCAGCTTGATCCGAGCGATGGCGGAGACGATTGCCTCGACGACAGTCTTGATTCCGTCGAACGCTGCTTTCAGCGGGTTGAGGTACGTCACGATTGCGCTTTTGAGGTCGCGGAAGATTGGCTCGGCAATGTCCCACAACTTCGAGATTGTGGTCTTTACGTTCTCGATCGACGTCTTGAGAAAATCGAAAGCGGATTTCACGCCGTCGATCGCAGTCCCAAAGATTCCGAATCGGTCCTCGATTTCCTTGATGGCGAGGTAGAACGCGCCACCCGGTAGCAGGATTGGCCAGAACCGCTTCAGCAGATCCCACACAAGCTGAATTTTTTCCTTGATCGAGTCCCAGTTGTTGATGAACGGCTCGAGCGCGGTCGTAATGCCGGTCTTGATCGCCGACCAGAGCGTGTCGACAATGCGGCGGAACGTTTCGGATTCGCGGTAGGCGAGAATCAGGCCGGCCACGAGTGCGGCGATTGCGATGATGATCAGCCCGATAGGGTTGGAGCTGACGGCGATGTTGAATGCGATCTGCGCGACGGTGGCGGCTGCCTGGGCGATCTTGAAAACCTGCAGGAGCGCTGTCCACGCGCTCAGAATCCCGTTGATGGCCACGACGGCGCCGGCGACGGCGGCAATGCCGGCGGCAAACTTGACGAGGACGTCGCTGTTGTCTTTCACGAAACCAGCGGCCTGGACGAGGATCGGCGCGAGCTGCTTGAGAACCGGCAACAGCGCCATGCCGATTTCCTCCTGCGTTTCCTGCAGCGTCAACTGGAAAATCTTGTATTGCCCAGCTGCGGTATTGGCTGCTTCGGCAGCTGCTCCACCCGTCAGGCGCGTCAGCTCTTTGTTGATTTTGGCGAAGTCGCCCGACTTGACGGCTGCCTCGTCTATGCCGGGGATCAGTTTTGCGAGGGCGCTGCCGTTGCCGGCGTATGCCTTGGCGAGTGCTTTAGATACCTGGTCGACGCTTTTGCCGGTGGCGGCGCTGACGTCGAGGGCGGTGGCGAGTCCCTGCTGTGCTTGGGTGACGCTGCCGGTGGCGGTGGCGAGCTTCGCCATTGCGGGCCGAAGCTCGTCGTCGGCAACACCGGTCGCCAGCGACAGTTTGGTAATGTAGTCCTCGGTCGACTTGACGGCGGCATCGCTGGCGCCGGCGGTGCGCTCGAGCACGCCGGCAAGCTTGACCTGTGCGGCCTCGTCCTCGGCGGCGGCTTTTGCGCAGCTGATGGCGGCGGCGCCGAGGGCTGCGAGTGCGAGCCCGGCGGGCACGGCGGCCTTGCGGATCGCCATGCTCGCCTTTTGGCTGGTCGTCATCTGATCGCCGAGGGCCTTGTTGACCTTGCCGATCTCGGCGACGGCGTTGCCGGCGTTTGCGCCGATTTTGATCATTACGTTAGCGGCGCCAGCCATTAAATCACCCCCGCGTCAGTCAGGATTGCCACGACGGCTTTTTTGTATTTCGGGATCGCGCCGGTTTCCGAAAACTGCTTGACGGTCGGCTTGATCCAATACCCGTCCTCGTTACGCGGCGCGAACCTGCCATGTTTGTCGCCGTACTCGACGCCCCACAGCAGCGTTCCGGCGGCTGCGCGGCGTGTGCCGCCCTTCCGGCTCTTGTACGCCCTGCCGACTTTCTTTTTGCCGCCGACGGTGACAACCGGCGTGCGATCGCTTTTCACGCGGACGGACAGCTCGACGAGCTTGGTCTGCGGGGCTGGCGCGCCGGCGAAGTTGATTTTCAGCAGCATTGCGAGCTCGGTGGCGCATTCCTTGGCAGCGATGCGCAGCTGCGCGTTGGTGTCTTTGCGCAGGTCGGCGTTGACTTTGCCGAGTGCGCGGAACAGCGTCTGCACGTCGCTATCGTCGACGTATACCGTCGGTCCTCGATTAGCTCGTGCCATTTAGCGTGCCTTTCGTGCTCTTTCCTCGAGGACGCTGACCAGGGTGGCTAGGTCTTCGGGGGTTTCGTTCCAGAGGGTGCTGGGTGGTATTCCGGTCTCGACGGCGAGCACGGCCACTAGATGGCCGATGCTGCCGTTTCGGTAGGGTTTGCGTCGTCGGCCTCGAGGTCGACGTCGATGACGCTGTCGCGCCACTTCTCGAACCCGACGCCCTTCCCGGTCTCGGTTTCGCCGAGGCTTGCGAACGCGACGTAGAGCGTCCAGGTCATCGGCGACCGTTGCGGGTCGGGGTCGAGGTTGTTGCGCTGGGCGTAGGATTCCCACGCTGCGAGCGCGTTGATGCCACCTGCGAAATCGGCGGTGCGATTGTCGGTGTAGGTGACCTTCCCCGTGATCTTGATCATGCTAGGCGCGGGTCGGGGTGCCGATGAGCGGGAACTCGAAGCTGACGACGCTCTGCACGTTGACGTCGCCGCCGATCTGGATCGGGCGGACCTGGACGGTGCCGGAGTACTCAACGCCGGCGGCGGTCGACGGCTCGAACGCGAACGTGACCTCGTCGCCGGCGTTGTCCATCGCCCAGTTGACGAAGCCGGTGGCGCTCGACCAGTCGCTGATCGTGTCGCCGGTCAGCGCCCACTCGAAAGCGACCTCCTTAGCGGGGTCGGGCTCGGCGAGGGTGGCGGTGCCGTCGGTCTCGTTGGTCGACGGCGTCAGGCTGCAGCTCGAGACCTGCACGCTGAAATCGTGCGTGGTGTCGAACACGAGGGTTCCGGGTCCGAGGCGGGAGTCGGTGACGGGCATGGTGATAGCTCCTAGGCGGGGGTTTCGTAGGGGATCGTCACGACGGCGGTCATGTCGATAGTGGGCAGGGGTTCGGCATTGACGCCGCCGTAGTACGTGCTGGGCGCGTACGTGTCGATTGCGAGGGCTGCGGCGGCGGTATCGGCAGTTGCGTACATGAGCCCGAGGATGCGCGGGCTGGGCGGGTCGGCGCTGACGACGTGCACGGGCACCTCGATCGTGCGCGAGCCGAGGCCCGATGCGGTGAGGCTCGGCATGCCGACCAGGACGCCGATTGGCGACGGGAAAAACGCACCAGCATCGCGGGTGGCCTTGGTCAGGCCAGCATCCCGGAGGACGGTGACGACCTCGTCAAGTGCCTCGGGGATCGTCACGCTGTCACCGGGCGGCGCAGGCCAATGAAACGGTAGATGTCGGCCTTTTTGGAGCCGAGGACGTCGCCGACGATGTCGGCGCCGTCGCCGTAGCCGGCGAATCCCGAGGGTGCGTTGCGCTGCTGGTAGAACAGGGCTGCCCAGAGGATGGCGCCGAAGATGACGCTGGCGGGAATCTCGACGGCGCCGGTGAAGTCAAGGTCAGAGCGCAGGCGTTCGACTTCGCTGCGGACGGCGGCGGTGGCTTCCTCGAGGCGCGCGTCGACTTCCTCGAGCTCGAGATAGGTCTGTACGTCTTCGGGTTCTAGCCATGCCATGTGGTGCGTCTCCTGCGGTGGTGTCACGCCCCGCCGCTGGGGAAGTAGCGGCGGGGCGAGTCGGTCAGACGGACAGCCGTCAGTCTCTCGGGCTAGTCGGCGATCTTGACCGCAGCGGCCAGCTCGACGTCGGTCGTGACGAAGCTCGTCACGCCGAGCTCGATCTGCATCGAGCCGACGACGTTCGCGCGCAGCTGCAGCGGCGAGCTCTCGCGGAGCTCGATGACGCTGGAGTCGGCGACGATCAGCGCGCCAGCCGACAGGGACGGCGTGACGACGATGTCGAGACCGGCGATCGAACCGGCCAGGCCGTTGGCGCTGGTCTGTCCGCCCGTGAACGGCAGGCTACCCTCGGTCGACAGCAGCGAGGCCCACACGTCGGGCGCCATGTACGCCTTGTCGGGGCGGCGTCCCGAGTCGGAGTAGACGGCAGCCGACAGGTTGCCGATCGACGCGAGCACGTTGGCGCCCGATGCGACGTCGCCGGCAGCGTCGACGATCGCGGACGCGAGGCGCGTCTCGACGTCGGCGTAGTAGCTGCGGACGATCTGCAGGTACGTGGCCTCGGCAACGCCGACGCCGCGCTCGAGGCTGGCGACCGTCATGGCGACGCCGAACGCCCACTGGGCGATGTTGACGTCGTGGTTGCCGATGGCGATGGCGTTGGACGGCGTCGGGTCGTTCTGGTCGATCCAGCCGCCGACGGGCGTCGTGTTCCACACGGGCTTGACGAGCGTCATGCCCGAGGCGGGCAGGGCGGCGCGGCGCACGTTGTTGGCGAGCGGGCGGTTCTCGGACAGGCCACCGATGATCTGCATGGTGTAGTAGTCGGGCACGAGGCCGACGACGCCGGTTGTGTCGATCACGTCGAGGCTGGCCTCGACCAGGCGCGCGCTGTCGTTGTTGCCGAGCTGCGCCTTGACCATGTGGGTCACGAAGGCGTCGGCGGACAGGGCGGGCTGCTTCTCGATGATGGTCGGGATGGGCGCCGTCTCGGCGGCGATCTGCTCGGGCATGGTCTCCATGGGGGTGTTCTCCTGAACGGGTGCGGGGTTGGAGTCGGGATCGGGGTCCGGCTGCTCGTCGCCGGCGTCGGTGTTGGACTTGAACGGGTCAGCGTCGGCAGCGACGTTCGTCACGTTTGCGCCGCTGAACGCGGCGATGGCGACCAGGCTGACCTCCAGCAAGGCGGCGGCCTTGACATTGACGATGCCGTTGCCGGCGTCTTCGGCGGTGACGATCTCGGCGCCGATGCTGAGCCCTCCGCGGCTGCCGGTCGTTGCCTGCTCGAGGGCGAGGTCGCCTTCGGCGCCCTGGTCGACACGGAATCGGGCGATGGCGCCTTCGGGCGTGTCGGCCAGCTCGGTCATCACGCCGACGGGGCGATTGCGGTCGTGGCCGAGGAGGAGGGGTGTGCGGGTGCGGGCGGGCTGCAGGCTGCCGGGCTCGAACGTGTAGGTGGTGCCGCCGAGGTTGGCGGTTTCGCCGTACGGGACGGCAATACCTTCGATCGTGCGGGTCTCTGCGTCCGCTGCGGTGACGTCGATGTCGAACTGCAGCACGTTAGATCCTTCCGGGGGTGAGGTCGGGGGTCGTGTTGGTCGAGGGAATCCCGAGGAAGCCACGCGCCTCAGCGGCGTCAATGACGCCGGAGCCGAGGAGGGTGGTGGCGTAGGCGGTGGCTGCCTCGGGATCGGTGCGCAGGAACGCCTGGACGTCGAACCTGATCTGCTGTCCGGTGGCGATCACGCTGTCGAGCGACAGGGTGCGCTCGATCGCGTTGATGAATGGCGCGCAGGCCGTCTGCACAAACTGCGCCATATTCTGCGACACGTTGGAATAGAGCAGGCTGCCGCTGTTGCCGGTCGGGCTGGCGCCGACCATGCTGACGGGAACGCTGAACAGCCGCGCGATGGCGGTGTCGGCGTGGGCGCGTGCCTCTACGAGCTGCAGGTCTTGCGGGTTGAGGTCTGCGCGCGTGTACTCGACGTTCTGCAGAAACGCGATCGCGTTCTCGCGGCGCGCAAGCTGGAATGCCTGGACGACGTCGGCTGCCTCGTCGGGTCCGAGCTCGTGCCCGACGTTCTGGAGGATGCCGGCGGGCAGCTCGACGGTGGCGAAGCGGCGCGCGGCGTCCTCGAGCGCGATCGCGGCGCTGATCGTCCTGGCGCCGTAGTTGAGCACGCCCTCGTGTCCGGCGTCGAAATAGATCACGTCGCGCGCGTCGACGCGGACGCCGTTGACGTAGTAGCCGACGATCGCGTTGTAGTCGGTGATGTTGTCCGAGTAGATCGGCTCGATGCCGGCGCCGCTGACGCGACGGGCGCGGACGGGGCGACCGTACGGGTTCTGATCGGTAGCGATGCCGTCGCGCGCAAGGATGATCCACGCCGAGCGTCCGTACCAGATCAAGTCATCGACGGTGCGCGTGATCGTGGTCGTCCAGGTGCAGGAAGGGTCCGGCTGGGTGATCAGATACCCGGCGGGCAGGCGCTCGGCGGCGCGGTACCGGTCAACGCCGAGCTGCGCGATCGTGTTGCAGATCAGATTCCGGCAGGCGGCGGCGGTCGGGACGCCGAGCGCGGTCTCGCGGTTGAGCCCAAGGCGCGTCAGCGTCTGAAAGTCAGCAGCTGCGCTGGGGCTAATCCACGACGTCGCGTTGGCGCGCTTGGTCGGCGTCGTTTCGCCGGTAATCAGACTGCGAATGCCCACGGGGATATCCTGCCCCGCGCGTCGTCGTCACCGCTGCGTGTTTCATATTTCGAATCTAGGCACGATTTGTCGAAGATGCGACGAGGTGCTTGCGGCGACTGTTCGGGCGCAGCTCGTGACCGGCAGCCCAGACCAGCGCGCGCGCCAGATAGATCGGGCCCTCGCTGGCGCGCTGCGACAGCTGCGCGTGCCCATCCCGCGACGTGTACGCGCTGGCCATCAGCACCTGCTCGGTCAGGGTCGGGTTGCCGTCGTGCGCGATATCGCCGTCTTGAATCGCGGCTTTCGTCGGCCCGTACCCGGCGATCTGATCGCTGCTTTTGACCTTCAGCATCTTGGCGCCCTTGATCTCAGGTATGCGCACGGCCTCGTGGTGCAGGATCGTGATGCCGCGCCGCTCGGCGGCAATCTCGGCGAGCCACACCCACAGGCTCGCGTGGCTCGTCTCGATCCTCGAGCGGACAACGATTCGCCCGTCGTCACAGCGCGCGGCCAGCACGGCGCCAATCGGCAAGCCGTCGACGCTCGTCTCGACCGCGATCGTGCCGGGATTATCAGTCGGTAGCGGAGCGTCCGCGTCCTGGCATTTCGCCCACGCCTGTTCGGGCAACCAGCTCGACGCCGACACGACCCACCGGTTCAGCATCTGCATCGCAAAATCGTTGGGCGGCTGCAGGCGGTAAAACTGCTCGACCTGCTGCTCGCGCCGCTCATTCCAGATCGGTGATGCCTGGCGCCATCCCTCGCGATCATCGACAGGCAGGTCAGGACTGGCCGACCACTCGATCAGAAGGATGTCGGCATTCTCGGGATCGTCGAGCTGTGCGATGCCCTGCTCGCGGAAAGACCGCAACAGATCGCTGCGCGATTCGCCAGCCGTCGACACCAGCCATAGCTGCGAGCTGGTGCGCTGCAGCATCGTCGGCATGATGCCCGAGACGACCACGCCCTCATCGACCGCCCACGCCTCGTCCACGAACGCCATGGAAATCGACAGGCCCGGCCCTGCGGTCATGTTGGCGGCGGCGATCATCCACTTGGACGTGTCCGGCAGCTCGATTGCTTCCTGCCCGTTGGCCTGCCGAACCTTGGCGTCCGCCTTCTCCTGCAACAGGCGCGCGCTCATCTGCCAAATCTCGCGCGCGATCGCGCGATTGGACGAGACGTGCAACAGCGTCTGTGGTTCGCCAAACGCCTCATCGCCGCCCTGGAACAGTCGCCACGACATCACGCCACGCGACAACGTACTTTTCCCCGCCTGCCTCGGTACCGTAAGGACGACGACGGGCCAGCGCAGCGTCCCGTCGTCGCGGACCTCGAGCGCGCGCCGGATCACGTGCGCCTGCCACGTCCACAGCTGCATATCGAGCCACCGGTCAAGCCATGCAATGCAGTCGTCGCCCAGGGTGCCGACAACGGTCGGGTCCGGTGGGGTTTCCAGACGCGCGGGTATGTAGCCGTCGTCGATCTGCGTCAGATCGAGCAGGTCGTCGCGCTTGGTTTTCGTTGGTCGCTTTTTTGGCCTTGTTCCTTGGAGAGAGGTAGATCGAC